CTGACACCAGGGCTTGACCTTGCGGCAAAATATCTCGCAGGCCCTGCTGCTCGATTGGCGTTAGTGGCGCAAACACCGAACCCGGGTTCGTGCTGTATGTCGCTCGTCCTTGGGCAACCAATGCCGCTTCTGTGGCTCGATCCAACGAGACAACCGCATCCTTTGCATAGGAGCCGTATGGGAATAGCAGCGTGACGCTCATTTAATACCCCGAAAGAAAGCCAGCCAAACCAGTCGTTCGGTTGACGAGTGCCGTGTCATAAGAAGCAACAGCGGGCGTCCGATTCGCGCGCTTAATGTCGGCTAACGATTCTTTGGCAATTCTCATCACGTCTTGCGACACAGGCATATTGAATTGCGAAGCCAACTCTCGCGCAAGATTGAATTTGAACATCTTGGAGTAGCCAGGAGCTAGCGATAGCGTGTCTGTCGCGGCAATGGCTCCAATGACGCGGTCCACCGTCAGGCTCAACGTGATGGCGGCCGATGGAACGGGCCACAGTTGAAGCGTGCCGAGCGGAAACGTGTTTAGGTACAGAAAGAACCGAGGCAACACTTGGCTCATCGTCTTGAGCGTGATAAGGTTGAATTCTTCCTGCGTGGTTTCGTCAAGCTGGAACGATACGCCTTGATAGTCAACGTAAGCCGCATTGATCTGCACCGGCCTATCAACGTTGAAATTGCCGCCCGGCCCGACCGTGTAAACGCCTTGGCCTGGCACGGTCGTGACCTGATCGTTTGTCGTCTGGTACACCGCCAAGCTGTCAAGGTTCAGCGCGTCAATGAAGTCATTGAGCGTGTCGATGCCATCGGCCATTTGTTCAGGCGATGGCGATTGGTTTTCACCAATCACGCCCAGCAGCCGAAGCGCCGATGTAACGAGACTGCCAGCGAATGCCATGACTCACCCCAAAAGAAAGGGCGACCCGAAGGCCGCCCCAAGATCGCAGGAGAGCGATTTAGACCGAGGCCGGCGACACGATGCTGTTCAGCACAACCCAGTCAACCAGGGTGTTTGCCGTGGCGTTGGCAGTGCCGTAGATCGTGAACGAGCCGGCAGCCGGGACCACACGCTCCACGCGCAGCAAAGTGCCGTCGGCCGTTGCCTGCGAAACGTAGGAGAACACCTTGGACCCGGCCGTCACAAGGTTGTTGGTGATGACCACCGATGAAGCGCCGGTTGCAATGGCCGACTTGCCGGACATGGCGTTGATGGTCAGCGCGCCGGCCGTGGTGCTGGCGGCGGTTGATGCCGTGGCCAAGCCTTGGGTAATCAGGGCTGCTTCGGTTGAGTCGGGATAGGTCACAACGGAGCCGGCAGGCGTACCGTTGTAAACGCGAAGGAGAGAGATTGTCATGGTGATTCCTTAATGTAGAGCCAGGCCCGAAGGCCCGGCATTGGCTTTAGGCCAGGAAGATCCGGTTGCCCAGTTCAGGGTAGGTCGCCGCCCAGCCGAACAGCACGTCGAAGCGGAAGATCGCGTTGTCGTTCACCCCGTCATAGAACTGGATGACGCGCACGCTCAGCCCGTCATCGCTCATCGTTGACGAGTCGATCACGCCCTTGCCACCGGCAGGCGCCCACAGCGGGACGCACGCCAGGGTGTAGGCGTCGCGGTGGTACACCAGGTTCTGCTGGTACGCCGTGGAGGCCGCGCCGTAGATGGTGTAAGCCGCTGAAGTGGTCGAAGGCGTGCAGTTTTGGAACGGGCCAGAGGTGACCATTGCCGGGCTGATCGGAATGGACGTGGCGCCGACCAACACATCCGCAGTCACGACAAACAGCATCTGAACGCCGGTCGATTGCCGCGACTGCGGGTTGACGGCAAACACGCCAGGAAAGCCGATGACGGTGCCCTTGGTCAGCGTGCCGCCAGCCGTGGCCGTCACCGTGATGGACGAGCCCGATTGGCCCGACATGGCGGCATTGGTGGCCGTAGCCGCGCCGTTGGTGTGCGTGGCGACGTTCTGGTCCATCGCAAAGTTCAGGCCCAGCGCATCCACCACCAACCCGGTCCCGTACTGCTTGGACAGCTTGTCCTGGCTGTTGAACAGGCCCGACAGACCCGACACCAGCGAAGCGTTCAGCGCAGGGCCGGCAATCATGGTGCGCTGCTTGTCGCGCGGCGCGGCCATTTCGTCCAGCTTGCGGTTTGCGTCGGTGAAGATTTGCGTCGAAGCCAGCGAAGTGGCCGGAGTCGCGCCGCCAGCACCGGAAGCGATGTTGGTGGCGTTGGCCGTGTTTTGGTACGCCATGAACAAACCTTGGCGGTCAATTTCGTTAGCAACCGTGGCAACAGCCGCTTGCAGCTTGCGTTCCTTCTGTTGCAGGCTCAAAGTCTGCTCGAAAGACAGGAACGACAGGTCAACACCGCCCTGAGAAAGCGTCAACGGGATCGTGGTTTCCGTGGTTGCCTGCGGCACCGCCACGCGGCCAGCGCGGTAGGTGTAACGCGGCGGCTTGCGGATGTTGATGGTGGCGCCCGGCGAATAGCCGCGCGATTGGTTGCCGCTGAATTCGTCTTGCCAGTCCCGGTTGACGCCGGAAGTGAAAGACAGCATGTTTTGCAGGATCGCCAGGGTTTCTTTGGCGATGATGCTGCAAGTTGCGAGAGAGTTCGACATTTGATGCTCCAGAAACTAAAAAACCGCCCGAAGGCGGTCTGTTTGGTGTTGTCAGCAGCTACCGGGACCAGCTAGCCCCTTGCGCTTTGCGCATCGCCTTGTACTCATCGAAGCTCATGTCTTCGGGGTTCTTGGCGCCGCGCTGGGCACTTATGGGCTTAGCTGGCGTCGGTGCGCCGCTGACGGGCTTTGCTGCTGGGCCAGCTTTCATCTGCGCTTCAATGCGCTCAATGCGGCGGCCCATTTGTGCAGGCTTCAGGTTTGCGAGTTCTGCGGCAAGATCAGGGTTTTGCCCAAGATAGTGCAGTAGCTTCGCTGGCGCGTCTGAGTCCATCACCGCATCGAGAAAGGCAGTTGGCCGCCCGCTCTCATAAAACGGGATTTCCTCGTTGACGGCGTTGCAGGCGTCATCAAAGCCTGGCAACTTCTGGCCGGCACTCATGACCTTCTGGACGCTTGCTTGCAGGGTTTCCTGCTCGCGCATCTGTTGGGCCATTTGCTGGGCCAGAGACAGCACAACGTCACGCGGCTGCGGTTCAGCGGGTGGGTTCTGCTGTTGATACTGCTGGACTTGTTGTTCCAGCGTTTGCGCTTGCTGCGACAGCCGGCCGTTGTTGCGTTGCGCCTTTGTTAGTGCGCGCCGCAGACGTGCTAGCTCTACTTCCTTGGGGTCTTTCTCTGCCGTTTCCGCCTCATCGCCCTCGGCTTGCGCCTCAGTGCCCTCGGGAGCGGTCGAGTCCTGCGCAGCAACTTCAGGTCTAGCTGCATCCGGCGCCGTGCTTTCAGTCGCGGCCGGTGCGACTAGGGTTTCTTGGGTCATTGCCTGTCAGGCTGAAGGCGTCAACGTGCGCCAACTCACGGGGCGTCAGCCCAAAGAAGAAGAGGCTCCCGAAGGAGCCTCTGTCTGTTCTGTTTCGCCGAGGTCTTCGCCTACGGCTGTCGCCAGTTGTGGCGGTGGCTGCATTCGCTGCAGTAGAAGCTGAACCATGCCGGTTAGCTCTGCTACGTCTTGCCGAGAATCGGCGCTGATCTTCGCCACTTCGATAGCGGTTTGCTGCTGCAACTCTGCAACATGCGCACGCACTTGCGCGTCCAATTGCTTAGCGGCCATGCCGCTGGACGCCTCTTGCAGTTGCTGCTGAAGCTGCTGGATTTCCTGCTGTGCGTGCTGTAGCGCATCAATCACTTGCGGCGGCAATTGCTGCGGCCCTTGCTGTTCGCTGGGATCGTCTTTGATCTGTGGCGGAATAGTGCGCTCTAAGCGGTCAGCAATTTCCTCTGCGCCGGGCCAGTCCATTGAGCGGATGATCTTGTCGCCTGCAACTTGCCACAGCGTCGGGTAAGCCTGGCCGGCTTGCATCATGGCGTCCACCGCTTCAGCGCGCTGTGTGGTGTAGCTTGGGCCAACACCAACCGTCACGTCATAGCGGCCGATGGTCAAGTCGTTAAGCACGGTCTTGATCGCGCCTGTCTGGGGGTCTTGCTCGGGCTGATCTAGCGGCTTGTTGATCGTCGCCATGTCCATCTTTTCATCCGCGCCCAGCACTTTCACAACCCGCTGCGTGTCATAGACGCAGGGAATCATGGCGACGATGCACCGGCCAGCGTGCCGAATGGTGCGAGCCAAGTTGTCAGCGAAGTGAAAGTTTGCTGTATCGCCTTCTTTCTGACGCGCGGTGATCGCACGGCCCGAGGTCTCGTTGCCCTGCGCACCAAGCGATGCGTCAAATATGCCTGTCGTGGCCTTGATGTTGTCGCTGGCGTGCATAGCCATCGCAAGAACGCCAGTCGGCACATCCGCCATTTGCTGGCGCTGCGGGGCGGGAGCTAGGTTGCCGTTGACTTCAATCGGGTCATATTCAAGATACGCGAATGACCGCGTGTTAGCTGCTTTCCAATCTTTCTTGGCAGTGTCAAACTGACCTACTGCGCCGATAAATGGGGCTTTTGGACGCAAGCTGACTTCTTCTGTGGCAGAAGTCATCCAGAAATTGTACATACGCTGCGGGTCTTTAGCCCAGCGAACCATGCCATTACGCCGAATCTTGCCGTCTACGATCTGCTCGTCCCCGTACACAGGAAATACCGGAATCCAGCGACACGGAATCTCTGTTTCTTCCAGCACTTCCGCAGCGGTCAGCTTGTACCAATGCACGCTGCGCCGTTCGCTCATGCGCTCCATTGGCTTGCCGGTACGCGGATCGACGGCTACTTGCGAACCTGCTGGCGCGTCGTCCTCAAAAACATCTTCGCCAGTCACAAGCCTGCATAGTTTGGCTTGCGTGGTTTCGACGCGGTAATACTCGGCAACGCGGATGTTGTCTGTGCTTATCCATGTCAGGCCAGAATCACCCTGCCCGACCATTAGCGCATCGGCATTTGTGGTCGTGCTGGCCTTCGGGAATTGGGCCTTGAATTCGTCCCGGCTCAGCACTTCGGTCACGAAGCAAAACCGCATATCGGAACCGTCCGGCTCGGTGCTGAACGGGTCAACGTAGACCGTGAACGGGTTTTGTACCCGCATAAACTGTATTTCTTGGTCGAAGCTCTTCTCGTCCGCGTAATCCGTTTTCAGCCGGAAAAAACCTTTTCCGCCGATAGTTGCGTGACTGATGGCCGTGTCATAAGCAACGTCTGCATTCGAGTTGTATTCGATGTACCGAATCATCCCCTGCTCAACTTCGGCAACCTTTACATCGGCGCCGTTATCTACTGGGTGAACCTTGATGCTGGGCCGGTTTTGCCGTTGGTCGTTGACTACCTGATGCACGAATGCCGGCAGCTTGTTGATCGTCAAGCAAGGCCGCGCCTCGACTTGGCGCAGACGGCGCATGTCATCCGGCCACTGTTCCCCAGCCAGAAAGCGGAAATCATCCAACGCTTCGCGGCGATCATCTGCCTCTGCTTTGACGCACAGCGCAAGGCGGTCGCGCGCCTCTTTCAGCAGATCGTCGTTAGCGGCCATGTTGTTTCGGTTGCCTCGCCATCACTGGCGGGGTCTGTTGAATCTGTTTGAAACCAAGCCGCACGTACCAGTCGGCCAGTGTCTTTGTGTCCATCGGGCTATCTGCGAATGGCTCAACCACCACCAGCAAGGTCATGCCGTGGTCATCTGCCATTGCTGTTAGCCGGCCCATCAATGCTTTTGCGTGGCCCTTGCCGCGCGCCGCTTCATCGCACACCAGCGCAGAAACCTCGCGCAGCTTGGGCCGCAGTTCAGGGGCGACAAGCTCGCATAGCGCGACGCGGGCGCTTGCTGGGCCTTCGGTGTAGGTTGCTGGCTTCATGCCATCCAAGCGCCGCCTGCTGGCGCAAACTCGTCCTCTTGTTCCACTTCTTCGGGCTTCTTCCACGCCTTGCGAGCGCCTTCGCAGGCATATCGCAGCGCGTCAATGACATGGTTGTCTTTGTCCGCCAGTTTTGGCAAAACCTGACTTGTCAGCGGGTCGATCTCGAAGCTGTACAGAGTCAATTCATCTATCAAGTGCTTGCATCGCGGGTGAACCACAATGTCAAACGTTTTCAAGAACTCGACGCCCTCTTCTACCGATTTAGGGCCTTTGTGAGCGCTGTTGATCTTTGGAAAGCCATGCCTGCGCATGTAGCTAACCGTTTCTGGCCTGGCAGAGTCCGCCGTGATAAACCACCGTCGCGAATCAGGCACGCGGTCGAATAGGTCAGGAAGCTGGTCTATCTCGCAGCCGACCATGTAGGCTTCATAATCGACAAACAAGCGCCGACCTTGGATGTAGCAGCGAACCAGAACGCTTGGGTCTACGCTAAAACCCCAGTCGGCTCCAAGCCTAAATGTTGCGCTAGGGTCAGTCTCGAATTCTTCAATTTTCCAGTTGCGGAAGACGCGCGCTTCGCTGTTGCGCTGGTACTCACCCAGCCAAACGTGCGCAAACTTGTCCGGGTCTCGCTTTTGGTCGTATTCCAGCTCAGAGCGCAGGACTTCAGGAAGCCACGGGTTGTCTCGGTAGTTCGCACGTACAACCACAGCACCAGGTGGCGGGCTGTCACCGCGTAGCAGAGCGTCAACGGGATCAGTGTCTAGGCTTGGGTTCCAGCTAAACCACAGTTCGGAGCCGGCCTTGCGAATCGTAGGCCGCAGCAGATCAAGCGAGCGCTGGCTAAGGCTTTGCGCTTCCTCGACCCACGCAATGTCGAAACCTTCCAGCGACTTGATCGAGTCGGCTGTGTGGTTCTGCATGCCCTGAAACATGAGCCTGCCGCCGTTTGCAGCGTAGATCACGCTTTGCTGCACATCAAAGTGCGAGCCGACGCCCATCGCTTCGATTTTGGCTTCCAGCAGCTTCTTGACCGACTGGCTTAGTGACTTTTGGATTTCACGGACGCAGACCGCATCCGTCTTTGCCATCAGGCAGCGCTCAATCAGCAATTCAGCGAAGAAATGAGATTTTCCAGAACCTCGGCCGCCCCATGCTCCTTTGTAACGGCTCTCGCCTAGCAGCGGCTCAAAGACTTCGGGCGTCCGTATCCGAAGCTCAACCGGCACGGACTATCTCGCGCACGATGCGCTGGATGCTTTCGCCGGCCTCGACTGTTGTTTCCAACTTCTCGCCGTACTTCTTCGGCGCCTTCTTGCTCAACTCCCATTTGCGGGTGTCAATCTGAAGGCGCTTCCAAGCCACCCAACCGGGGTCTACTGTCCCGCTAGGTCCACGCTCTGGCAACTCTTCTTGAAGCTCTGCTAACGCTTCAAATTCAGCCTCGGTGCCGACTGTCCGCGCCTGCGCGTATTGGTTAGCAAGTTCCGTGCGCGTTCTACACCAAAGCAAAAACGCGGTATGGCTGATGCTGTTTTCTTCGCAGGCTTTGCGCAGACTTGCGCCTTCAGCCACGCGCGAACAGATAGCGTCGGCCTTCTCTTGCGTAAACACGGGACTGCGCCTCTCGGCTGTCATGCAGGCGAACCGCTGCAAGTCGGTGCGCGCATGAAAAAGCCCGCTCGGAGGCGGGCTGTATGCCGCTTATCGCTGTCGATGCGGCCTCCGAAATGGACGGGCTCGCTGTTGCTGTTGCGCGCGGGTTGCCGCGACTCTAACCTAGATTTTTAAATTGCGCAACATATCGCGGCTGTCCACGATCAGCCGTTCAAGTTCCAGCTCTGTCGCCACAACGTACCGGCGCCCAGCCGAAACGGATGACCGCAGCACGTAGGACCACTGCACGGCTTTTCGATGCCTTTCTGGAAGTTCCGTTACTCCGCGTGCGATCTTGCGAGCATCTTGCTGATCGACTGGGACGCTTGCTTCTATCTCTGCCCGAACTTGCGCAGGGCTTTGGTAGCCGTCGAATCCTGCTGCCGTCTTTTGGCCTGGCGGGCTGTAGAGGGATCGCGCCCAGTTCTGCAGCCTGGCATGGATGACCTCATGCCGCTCGGCTACGGCGTGAAAGTCGATGTAGTCGCGCTTCACGGCCACGCCGCCCACTTCTCGCGGATGGCGCCAGCCGCATCCACCAGCGTGCCCTCGCGCCATTTGCCGTCCCGTGTGTGTATCCATGCTGTCCACGCCTCCCTGTTGCGTCGGTACAGCAGCATGGGCTCTGCGCCGATGCGTGCCGCTTGTTCGCACGCCTGACGCCACCATGCAGGCCTGGAAAGGGCTTCTTGGCGCTTGATCTCGATAGCCCAGCCGCGGACGGCCAGACAGTCGGCCCCGCCCTCCCGTGTCTGCTGCAGGTTGCGCGTCAGGGACTGGCCCAATTCGTCGCCAAGCAGGCGCAAGGCTTCGCGCTCAGCGGCTGCGCCTTTGCGTCGTTGCATTGCGCTCATGCGTGCGCCCCTAAAGCCCTGCCCGTTTCCATCTTAGGGTTTGCACCTAGAAAATACCTCTTGTTTAATAGTGCATGATGCTCTATATTATCACTCATGCGCTGAACGGTTCGGCGCCTAACCGGAGAGAGACAATGGCAGCCTACACAGTCACCGCTACCACCCTCAGCCCACAAGGCGGCTGGCCCGCTGGCCGCACTAGCACCCTGTACACCGGCGAGTTCGCCAGCGAGCAAGCCGCGCTGGAATTTGTAGCGCAGGAAATGGACTTTGGCAGCGTTGACGAGATGGCCGCTGACTACGCCGACACCTACCACGGCACGCGCTCCGCACAGAGCGTCGTCGCCACCGCGATCTGAGGCGCCGCAATGTTTACTCTCGAAAACACCAGCGGGTTCAGCCAGGCCGACATCGACCTGATGAACCGCGCCGTTCGCCTCTTGGTTGAAGACGCGGTTGAGGAATACAGCGCCTGCGACATCGTGAACAACAACTGGCAGGAGTCCGGCAACACCGTCGCTTCTCTCGCCGCCGTCCGCACCCCGCACCTGCGGATGCCCGGCCAATGAGCGGCAGGCCATCCCGCGAAGTCGTGCTGGCCCTGGCGCACCTACAGCGCACGGCCTGCACGCCGCAGCAGGCCGCCGACAAATACGGCCTAGCCGTGTCCACCGTGCGCCGCGCCCTTGCTCGGGCGGGGGTGCCAGCGCGGCCAGTCGGCAGGCCGGCGTCCGTGCGAGCGACATAACCTCGTGCGGCCTCATGTCCGCTCAAACGCCAAGTCGCTCATGCCGCCAACCTCAAACCCTTGGGAAGCGCCCGCAGCCAGGTTGCCGCCCAGCGATACCCAGCCCGGAACTGGTATTCGACGGTCACGCGACCCTCGCACCAGTCAATCCCCAGCGGCGTGAGTTGCCAGATCGCTGGTACGCCGCGGCCATATCCATTCGTGCGCGTGACCAAGCCCATCTGTTGCGCCGCCTGAATCCCCGGGCCGTCGTCATTCATCAGTTCGGCAGTTCGCATTGGCCGACCGGATTCGTACAGCTCTCTGGAAGCAAGGCGCCAAGCGCTCATGCTGGTTCACCGGTGCCCAGCGCCCGCGCCAGCGGCTTCACGCTTGCCCAGGTCATCGCCCACTCCAGCGCATCAGGTGCGGCCGATCGGACCCACGCTCGATCTTTGAGCAGCGTCGCGGCGCGGATGCGAAAGAGTTCGTTGCGCTCCTCAATGGCGCGCTTCGCGGCGGGATGGCTGTCGGCGCCGAAGACGGGCTCGAGGTCGGCGGGGTTCACTTCTGGCTCCCTGCCGCCCAGCCGGCAAAGCGGGGGTCTGCGGCCATCTTTGCGCGGAAGGACCTGTCCTCCAACTTGCCGATCACCTGCTTCAGCGTTTCGATCTGGGCATCAGTTCCGGCGCCGTGCTTCTGTGCGTATGACTCGACGCCACCAACAAACGCACGTTCCCAGCCAGTCGCAGCGCCTGCGTCAAGCAGGGTTTTTGACTTCTCCAAAAAGGGACAGGTACCGGCGGAAAGGGGACTTTGTTCCGTCCCCAAAAGGGACGGGACATTGTCCCGTTTCCCTATACGCGTGCGCGATCCCGTCCCTTTTGTGTTTGTCCCTGTTTTCGGGACAGATTTGTAACCAAAACGGGACATCATTTGTTCCTCCGCAAATCAATGACAAAGCCTTCTACGACCTCGATGCAGCCCTGACTGACAGCACGATCACGGGCCCGATAGAAGGCCTTCTTCTTCGTGTCGTAGTCCAGCTTGCTGTCCAGTTCCTCGAAGAACGCCTTGCGCAGTTCCTTCTCGGTCATGCCGTTCTGCACCAGTGACAGCAGCGCGGACTGGCGACCGCCACGGCCGGCTGCGGCTTCGCTCTCGACAGCCTCCTGAATCTCTTCCTTGGACGACAGGTGCCAAGCGGCCAGGGATGTCACCGGCTCGCCGTCCTCGTCGTGATTAAGGGTGTAGGACTTCAGGCTGAAGTCGGAGTCGACAGGAAGTTCGCCGTCCTTCTGCTTGCTCCACACCATCGTGGCCAGCATCTCCTTCTCGTCGCGAAACACACCGATCAGGAAATCCACGTTCGCCCGCATGGTGCTGCTGCCGCGGGGCCGCTCAGTGGCGCTGTGGCCGCTATGGTGGATCACCAGCACCGTGCACAGCCACAGCGACCTGAAGTCGGTGCCCAGTTGCCGCAGGTAGGCTGCGACCTCGTTGGCGCTGTTCTCCTCGCCGTCGAAGGTCTGGCTCAGCGTGTCGACGACCACCAGGGCCGGCGTCATGTCCGCGGCCTTGGCCGCCTCTACCACCTGCTGAGCATCAGCCATCAGGTTGACCGGCACGGTGACCACGCGGAAGTCGATGTTTTCCCAGTGCAGGCCACGCTGCGTGTGCCAGGCCATCACCCGCCGATAAAGTCCGGTTCCGCCCTCGGCGGCGATGTAGATCACGGCGCCCTGCTTGGTCTTCTTGCCCATCCACTTCAAGCCGTGGGCTATGTGCAGAGCCATGTCCAGCGCGATGAAGCTCTTGAACGTGCCGGAGCCGCCGAACATCATCCCGATGCTGTCAGCGGGGATCAAGTGCTTCACCTGCCACGACATCGACTTGCTGGCTTTCGCCAGTTCATCCAGCGTCAGCAGCGGCAGCATCGCTGCCTTGGCCTTCGCCTCGTCCTCGTCGGCCGCGTAGCCGGTGACTGCCGGCACGATCGGACGGCTGAACTTCTCCTGTGCCGTGCTGACCGACCGGGGGATGTCCTGATAGCGGGCCTGCCAGCGCTCGTCCTTCGCCGCGTGGCTGGCTTCCATAAGGGCGCGCAGCATGTTGACGATGGCGCCGCCTGGCATGGCCGTCGCAGCAAGACTTGCCGCGACCTGGTTCAAGCTGTCGTGCAGGTTCTCGCCCCGCAGAACGTTGGCTGTCAGGATGCGCAACCGATCGTCCTGCGGCACCACAGAGCCTGGCCCTGGGGCAGACGCCTCCGGGGAAACGCGCAGCGCATCCAGATCGACGCCGAAGGCTGCCGCGGCGTCGGCCAGGCTCAGCACGACGCTGGGCTCCCAGCGTTCCATGCGGTGCTGCCATGCACCAGACTCGCGCGGCTTTTGGTTTTGCCCCACCGGCAGGCGCACGTAGCGCACCGCGTTGTTGCCGCTGGCGTCAGCACGCAACAAGCCCTTGTCGGCCATCGTCGTGACCAGCCGGCCGACCAACTGCAGATTGGCTGCGTCGTCGTCGCGGCCGTCGATGATGATGCCGACCTGCGACTTACCCGGGCTCGTCGTCAGTACGTAGCTGACGCTGCCCTGGATGTCCTCGAGATGCACGTCGTCGGCCACCAGCGCCAGCAGCCGCACGAAATTCACCTTGCGCCTGCGAAGTTCGCCGTCGGCCGATGGCCGAAGCGCAGCCACGCTGAAGTAGGTGTTCTCCGTCGTCCAGCCATTGACCCTGCTGGCCATCGTCGCGGGGCTGTAGGGTGCGCCGTGCCAGTTCTTGGCATCGGTCAGGTCAGGGCTGCCACCAAAAGCCGTCACCCACAAGGACGACCCATTTGGGGCCTCGCGCGCCAGCGTGCGCAGAAACGCGCTGTTGCTGACGACCAAGGATGATTCTGGCTGCGGCATCACGATCAGGCCTCGTTCAGCCGGTAGTCCAGAACCCAGCGTGCGCGCGAAACGCTGCGCAGCCGGATGCAGTCAAGTGGTAAGTGCAGCAGGGCCCACAGCAGCTTCATGCCCTGCGCTCCGTCGCCGCCCTGGCCCACGGCCGGCACTCGTTCGGATCCACGACCCGGCAAACGACATCCGGCGCCCAGCGCCGATCGATGAAGGCCGGCGCGATCGTGATCTTGGTCAAGCTCGTGATGCGCACCTCGGTCTGCGCCTTGATCGGCATCGCCGGCAGGGGTTGACGGGCAGCGGTCCTGACGACGGCGCGCTGGGCGTTCCTGACTGCCACGTCCGGCCGCTTCGTGCCGACCTTCGGGCCGCTGCGCCCGGTCAGCTTCTGGCGCCACTCGTTTTCCCTGCGGCTCTCGATGTCGGACAGCAGCACAGCTTGGTCGGCATAGAACCGGCTCGTGGTGCGGCCTTCCTTGACCTTGCGGCGCGCAACCCGATCGGTGCGCGTCATCCACGACAGGGTGCCGCTGGCGCTGTTGTGGCACGTCTTGAACGTGTCCGCTGTGGCCGTGACCACCTCGGCAGCGCTGACGCCGTTCGGGCGCTGCGCCAGGACGTAGATCGCTGCCACGAGGGCCGATCGGCTGCGAAGGGTGGCCAGGGTGCCGGCGTTCATGCCGCCACCTTCAACGCCGGCCGCTCGATGGCTTCAAACTCTGTATCTGTGCGGTCTCGCTTGCGCAGATTGCAAGGCGCGCAGGCGACGACAAGGTTCTCGGGGTCGTTCGTGCCACCCAGCGCCTTCGGCAACTTGTGCTCGATGTGCCACTTGTCCGCCAGTTCAAGATGGCAAGCGCAGTAGTAACACTGGCCGCCAAACTTCTCGAACAAGGCGCGGCGCCGACGAGGGACCGCGTTCTTCTTGCGGGGCTCGGCTTGCGGAGCGGCAGCCTCTTCAGCGCGCGCCGCCTTTTCCACCACCGCCGAAGCAACACGCTCCGCAGCGATCTGCGCAGCCAGTTCGGCCACCCGATGCGGGCCAAGATGCCGAATGAAGGCGCGGCCTTGTTGCAGCGCTTCGGCCTTCGTGTGGGCGGCGCCTATCGCCACCCAGTGCCGCTCTTCAAACACTATGTAAGTCACGCAGTGCAAACCGCTGAGCGTGAACCCCATTGATGCCAGCACGTATCCCGAAGCACCGAACGGGCCGCCGATCAAGGGCTTGGACTGGATTCTGTCCGGCAGTTCATGGATCAAAGAATTGAGATTGCGGAGGATTTCAGGGATGCAGCCCTCACCGGCCCTATTCGGGACCATCTGTCCCGCTTCGGTCCTCACAGGCCCTCTCCGGCCCGCTCCGGCCCTTGTTGGGATGTCAGCTTCACGCAGACACTGCCGTACATGGAAGCACGCAACAGCCGGACGATGTACTCGGAGGTAGACCGCTCATCAACAGCGGCCAGCCGCGACACGTCGAGCATTTCGCGCTCGGTAAGCCGGAGCTTCAGTTCTTCGGTGCGCTTGTCGTCGCGGATCATGGCGCCGCTCCTATTGGAAGAAGAAGCCCGAGGCACACGCCCCGGGCAAAGCCGCGCGGGCCGCGGCGGAGGAGACTTGGCTACCCTTCACCCGGCCCAGCAGCAGCCGTGCGCAGTGCGTGCAGAGCAGCATCCGGCTGGCGGACTGGCAGCGGCGGCAGGTCATGCTGCGGCCTGTTTCGCCAATTCGGCATGCGGACGGCGCAACGCTTTGCCAGTCCGCCTGTCGTACAGGCGCGCTGCGGATTGCCTGATTGCATGAGTGGCCTCGTGAAACCGCAGCCCAACAAAGATTTCTGTTTCGCCCGGCATCAGCATTGCGATCTTTCGGGCCGATGCCAAAGCCGCGCGTTCGGCCGTCGTCCGATAGCCATCAACAACTGGAGCCACATAAGCTCGGACAATGGCGCGTTTGTGCTTTGTGTAGACCGAGCCCGCTCGCTGCTGCGGGTTCCACGTAACGCCGATCTTCACCGTGCCGTCAGCAAACTCGAAGGCGTACAAGTAGTTCTTGTGCTCGCGGTTCCGGTGATCCGGGAGGCCGCGCGGAATCGGGGCCAGAGCACGCTTCATGCCGGAGCCTTGTCTGTCTGCGCATCTTTCGCCATCTGCGGCACTGGGTGAGGTATGCGGTTTGCGATGCGCCACAAGGCCGCCTGCACACGATCAGCCGTGCGAGGCGGCAAAACATCCGGCCATTGCGTAACCGCCGATGGCGTGACGCCCACTGCGCAGGCCGCACTGGTCACGGTGCCGCCGAGCAGATCAATCGCTGTTTGCTTGTCCATTCCTATAGGTTAGCACGCTAACCGCATGAACGCAAGCCCGCTAATCGGTTGCAGTGGCCTAATCTGTGCCGTGAATACGCTACCTGACCGCCTGTCCGAAATGATGCGAGCCAAGAACTGGTCGCATGCTGACGTTATGCGCGTTTCTGGTCAGTCGTCATCGACGGTCTCGCAGTGGATGGGCAAGGGCAGCAAGGTCATCCACACCATAGGCAAAATCGAGGCAGCGCAACGGCTTGAGGCTGAATCTGGCTTTGCCGCCCTCTGGCTGGCAAAGGGGGAAGGACCGAAGATGGCGCCACCAAGCGCAAAAGCCGATCCGTTGCACCCCATCGTCGCGCAGATATTGGACTGGGCAAAGGGTATGCCGCCCGATCAACTCCTGAAGTTGTATGCTGCAGCGCATAACCTCGTCAATAGCACGGCACCCGTGCCGAGGCAGCCCACGCAAGCGCGGACTGAACATCCCGCTTGACCACGCACAGCAAGCCGCGCGAGATGCCGGCTGACAGCGCAGCATCTGTCATCGGCCCAGCCATGCTGGGGCTGACTACAAACGCCGCAGGTAACGGCGGCACGCTTTGGTCGCAGCCAGCTGTCATCAAGTCCCATATGTCAGCAGCGTCCAGCGCCATGAGCGCTCCGCTGTAGTCGGCAATAACCACGCGGGCGCTGGCCCGGTACTTTGCGGCTAGCAACGGCCTCACGCTGCGCACCGTTGAACCTGTGACGCTGCCACTGACCGTTATCAGCAGCACACCCTTAGCAAGCAAGCCAGCGACAACAGAGGCGCCTAGGTGCGCCACGCGGAAATCGACACTCGACATCTAGCGCCCTCGTTTGTGGCAAAGCGTAGCTGAGACATCAGCACCAGCGGGGTCAATATTTACCTTACCCCCCCCTGGTTTAAGCGTGCTAATCCATACTTGCCTTGTCGGGATTGTTAGCGTGCTTGCGCTTTGTATTTAGCACGCTTACACTGCACCCATGCGCTGAAGACACCCACCGGGTGCCGCGCCTGGAGCAGCAGATGAGCACCATCCTCGAATCCGCACTGAGCGCCGAGCAGCGCGCCCAGGCCAACGCCGCCGACCTGGCGGCCGCCAAGGCCTTGCGCAAGCCCACAAGCCCGCGCCTGATGTCCGCTTGGCTGGCCCGCGTGGCAACCGACGCGCCGCATCTGCTGCTGAATGAAGCGCAGGCCCTGGCAAAAGAACTGGACTTGCTCAAGGGCAACGGCCACAAGCCCCAGCGCGGCTGCAGTTTCGTCACCAAGCCGCTGGGCGAGTACGAGTTCACGCCGGGGCGCGCTGGCCGTTACTTCGGGCCGCCTGAAGACTGCTGCCCCGACGAACCCGCCGAAGTCACCATCTTGCAGGTGTTCATCAACGGCACTTGGTGCGACCCGTCCGACTTCCTTGCCGATTCGATCATCGAACGCTGGCAAGAAGAAATCGAGCAAGAGGCCTGCGGCAGTGCGGCAGACGACCGCGACGGCTGGCGCGACATTGACGCGAGGCACGCAGCATGAGCCGCCTCAACGTCTATCAGAGCAAGTACAGCAGCCTGCAAGGTGCCGACTTGACCACGCTGACCAACGATCACCTTGCACGTGGGCTGTACATCACGGCCCATGACTTCAGCGACGACAAGGATCACGTCCTCGTTGGCTACGCCGAGGTGCAGATCACGCTGATGCCGCGTGCCGAAGTCGTGTCGGCCCAAGTCGCTGCGCTGCGCAAGCAGATCGAAGACGAGAAGCTGCGCAGCGGAATGCGGCTGCTGGAACTAGACCGCCAGATCAACAGCCTGCTTTGCATCGAAGGCGCAGCGTCTGAGGTGAAAGCATGAGCCGCATCCGCAGCGCAATGGTCGAGGCAGCCGACCTGTTCAGCGACTGGGACACAGCCGACCGAATCATCGGTGCCGCTGCTGTCGCCGTCATCCTTCTCATGTTTACCGGAGTCATCTGATGCCTACGTCACCTGAAACCCTGGCCCGTCAGCAAGCCCCGGCGCGCATCCCGGCCGCGCTGGTTGAGCAAGTCAGGCGCGAAAACGGCCAATGCAGCGGCAACTGCAACCAAGGCCGCATGTGCGACTGCGTTGCCGACATTGACGAGCGCGACCCGATGACGCCCAGCGACCGCGCCTGGATCGTAGGAACTTACGTTGTCTCTACGCTGGCGGTTTTGGCTGCGCTGGCTGCTGCTGCCTATTCGCTGTGGGGTGGCAAATGAACATCGTCACGCACTACGAACACCCGCCGATCCCGTCAGGCGCATTTGACTGGGCTGCGACGTTTGACTGCTACGAACCTGGCGACCTGATCGGACGCGGGCCGACGGAAGCTGCCGCTGTGTTGAGCCTGGAAGAACAGGCCAACGAATACCAGCGCGAGCAGATCGAAACGGCGCGCAGTGAGCGCCACGAACAGGAGTGCAGCAAGTGAAAAACATAGCCGCCGCCATTGTCAAAGCACAGCGCGCTTTTGGGCCTGCGCTGAAAGACAAGACCAACCCCGCCTTTCGCAGCAAGTATGCCGACCTGGGTGCCTGCATTGAAGCGGTGCAGGACGCATTGAACAGCAACGGCATCGCCTTGCTTCAGCAAACGCGGGAAGACGCTACTGGCGTGACAGTGGAAACACTGTTCTTGCACGAGTCGGGTGAAACGTGGGCATCTGGCCCGCTGCACGTTCCAGCAAGCAAGCAAGACCCACAGGGCTACGGCTCTGCGCTTACCTATGCGCGCAGGTATTCGCTGATGGCTGCTTGTGGCATCGCGCCGGAAGACGACGACGGCAATGCCGCCAGCAAACGCACGCAGGCCAGCAATGAACCCGCCATGACAGCAAACGCCCGCGCCCAACGCATCATGACTGGCGTAGCCGCTGGTGACGCTACCGGCGCAGCCCTGGCAATGTGCGAATGGCCGAAGATGCTGCTTGATGAGGTTTGGCTTTTGCTAGACGAGCGCACTCAAATTGCTCTTGAAGCCGCTTGGCCAAAGGCCGCGTGATGACAGCCCTCTACCAGATCGCGGCTGAGTACCGCGCCCAACTGGCCCAGCTTGCCGACCTTGACTTGCCGCCCGAAGTGGTGGCCGATACCGTGGAAAGCATGCAAGGCGAGATCGAAGCCAAGCTGCGTGCCGTCATTGCCTACAGCCTGGAACTCGACATTCTGGCGACAGGCGCTGCCGATGCCGCAAAGCGCATGCAAGAGCGCGCCAGGGCCCTGCAAGCACGCACCGATGCCCTGCGCGAATATGCGTTGGGTGCAATGCAGGCTACTGGCCTGGGCGAAGTCTGCACCGATGAATTCAGCGCCAAGGTAGCGAAGAAGCCGCCAAGCGTGTTTGTGCTGGAAGGTGCCGAACTGCCCGCCGAATTCCTGCGCACGAAAACCACCGTAGAGCCTGACAAAGCCGCGATCAAGGCCGCGCTGCTGGCTGGGCGTGATGTTGTGGACGCGCGGCTGGTTCAGGGCTATCGGCTGGCGATCAAATGAACTACCTGAAAGAGCGCACTTACCGCAGCGAAACGTGGCTGCGTGCCGTGGCTTCGCTGCCGTGCGTTCTGTGCTACCGGGAAGGCGCAACACAAGCGGCACACCGCAACGAAGGCAAAGGCATGGGCATCAAGGCGCATGACTGCTGGACAGCGGCCCTGTGCGTTGAATGCCACGCCGAGATTGACAGCGGCAAGAACATGAACCGCGACGAGCGCCGCAGCCGAATGGACAAGGCGATTCTGATGACGCTGGCCGACCTAGCGCAGCGTGGAGTAATCAAAGCATGAGCGACAAGCAGATTTACGTGATGGCGCACGACCTGGCCCGCCGCCGTGCTGTTGCAGCCGTGGCAAACGCGCCGGAAGGCTGGCGGGTCACAGTCGAGCCGCCGAAGCGAAGCCTGGATCAGAACTCCGCGCAGTGGCCGATCTTGGAAGCGTTTGCGCAGCAACTGCAATGGCCCGTGAATGGCGCTATGTGCAAGCTGACGGCGGGCGAATGGAAGGACATTCTCAGCGCCGCATTCAGCCGCGAAACCGTGCGCGTGGCAATGGGCCTGGACGGCGGCATGGTTTTGCTGGGCCTTCGCACAAGCAAGATGAGCAAGGCGCGATTTAGCGAATGGCTCGAATTCCTGCACGCCACTGCCGCAGCGCGTGGGGTAACTGTTTACGAGGATGAAGCAGCATGACGCCCAGCAACGTGCTTACCGAGCTACAGACCGCAGCCGCACGCAAGTGGCAAGGCGACCAAGCTGCACAAAGCGCCGGCTTGTTTGCGCGTGCGGCGGCAGAGATTGAACGGCAGCAGCGCGAGCGCGAGGTTTTCGCACGCTGGATCGCTGAGGCCTGCGGCGTGTTGGCATCAGTTGAAGATGAGGCCGAAGATGGCGGCGAGAGCCTGCGGATTCTGCGCGAGCGGGGCGACAGGCTGGTGCGCGCTGTGCTCGGGCCACCGCCGCCAAGGACTGACGTTTGGGTAGCCGACACCGACGGCAACAGGAAGAACGACCCGCTGTATGGGCAGGCGGAACTGGATGCCGCTGTGGCCGCCGAGCGCGCACGCTGCGCCGCCATTGCCCGCCGCTGGGGCGAGACGCACGCTGACGGCGTGACGGTGAACGCGCGGAACGCCGCCAGCAAGATTGCTCGCGGGATTGAAGGGCCTAACGTTTGAGCTAAGCGGGAGACGACGGTATGACACAAAGCCCGACGGACGGATAATGTGCCAACCCGGCTGGCGGGCTTTGTGGCATGCCGTTGGCTCTCCGCTTGAGCGAATGGTTAGGGCGCATTCGACGATAACTTGACAGGCATTCTGGAGCAGATTATGGGGCCAACGAACGCACTACAGCAATTCGGGCAAGGCACAAGCCGAGGCTTTTGGGCTGACGGGCTTGGCGCCCCGGCAGACATGGGCAATGCACTGCTGAACCTGCTGATTGCGGGCGGCGGATACGCTGGGCACAAGACCGGTTTGCTGGGCAAGCCGCCTGACCTGTTGGGGCCACCTGTTGGCGGCAGCGAGTGGATTGCAGAGCGCATGCGGCGCGGCGGTTTGCTGGCCGATACGCCAGGTTCTGCGGCAGACACTGCGGGCAATTTCACGGGCGGTCTTCTTGGCCTTCTGGCTGGCGTAAAGCCCGACGTAAGCAAGCCTGTAAACGCGTTGATGCGCTTGGCTGAAACCCCTGCAAATAGTAAAATCGCATCTGCGCTTTCCGATGTTCGCGCAAGCAAGACGCCGAATATTTTTGACCCCAAACCTACCGCACAGAGGCCATTCAATGCCGACTACCCACAAGGCGCTGCAGGACCGGACGGAAGCCGACTTGCGTTTGACATCGACGGGCGTCCTATCACCGCGCAATACGTCGCAGGACGCAGAGTGGGAGGCGGCGTGGACGAAGGCATCGCAAGAGGCGATGCGAACCGGCTTGCCGACGCGCTTGGTATTCAGCGATACGCCGCCGCCAGAACCGGCCCAGACCTGAAGGGCGATGCAGGCCGCTACGTTGGCGGGCCTGACCGGCGGATTTTTACAGACCAGTCGCTTCAAGGCGAACAAGCGGGCCGCGTGTTTGAGCATGAACTCGGGCACGGCATTGATGATCTTGTGTTCGGAGTTCTTGGGCCGGGAGGCTCGCGGATTCCAACCAAGGGGCTAAGCAAAGAACTAGGCAAGGTCTATGAAGACCTAAACACTGCAGGGTGGTTCAAGCCCGGGCGCGGTATGACGCCGAAGGGCCAGGGCTACGCAGCGAACCAAACTGACGCCGAACTGATGGCCGAGGCGGTGCGTGCCTACATGCGCGACCCGAACTATCTCAAGACGGTTGCGCCGAACACAGCCGCGCGGATTCGTGAGTACGTGAACGCGAACCCTAATTTGAACAAGACGATTCAATTCAACTCGCTTGCGCCCGCTGCTGGCACTGGGCTGCTTGGTGCTGGCCTGTTTGCCAACGACGACGGCTCGAATGCGCTGCGATAGTTCGAATGGGTGTATTGATGCGCCCTAACGTTCCGCATAACCGGCCGCCGTCAGACGGTCCGAGTTGATGCGGGGGTTGGGCGTCTGTGTCCGAAGCGCGCGAACTTTACATTGCCTGCCGTACAAATATGCTTTACTTGGCGCATTCCCTGCCGTACATTAATACCACTGCAGCAGATCGCGCAGCAACCGACCGGAGAGCAGCATGTACCAAGACCAACACGGTGAATTTTTCGGCCGCATCAACGAAGACGGCAATGTCGATGTTCTGCACGCCGACGGCAGCGCCGCCACCCGCATGGATTGCAGCGTGTACCCCATTGGCTCTGACGTGTCGGCCCGCTATGAGCACCCGGCCGGCATCACGATCAGCCAGGACGACGCCAAGCGCATCGGTCTGGACATCGAATGAGCGCAGCCCCGGAGAAAGCGAAGCCGGGGCGCAAGCCCCTTGCCGATGGCGAGGGGAAAACCGCGCGCGTCGAAATGCGCGTGCACCCCGACACCAAGGCCGCTTGGTTGATGCGTGCCACTGCTGCCGGCTTGACGCTACAGGCGTGGATCGAGAAACGATGCAACGCGGGCCGCTGACGCCCAACGTTGCAATTAAGCCGGCCGTACTCGGCTCGGCTTGAATTGCGTGTTAGGCCCGTTCGCCACAACTGTAGGAGAGGAAATGATGTTTGCCCGCCACCTTGACCGCCTAGCAGCATGCCTTGCATGGCTGGCAGGTCTACTGCCGCGCGCTACCGTGGCCCTGTGGCGGCCCGCAGCCGAAGCGCTGCACACCTGCACGACCGTGGCACCGCCAGCCCGGCTGCAACGCACGACCGCACGTTTGCGGCGCTGGGCGTATGGCCCGAAGACGGATTGGCCTTAGATGCCTTGAGGGGCAAGCCGCCGATGCCTAAGCGGCGCCACGTAGCGGTGGCACACCTACTGCGCAGCGAGCGCTGACAGCCCGGAAAGACGGGCCTAACGGTGCCAGTAAGCGGCGCCCGTGCGACTGACGGCAAACGACAGGACGCTGGCAGGCGTCCGCTTGAGTGGCGGGGTTAGGTTTCACTGGTGGCGCACTGACCAAGGATGAAGATGGCTGAGAAAGTAGTGATCGGGAATGCGGAACTGTGGCACGGGGATTGCCGCGAGGTGCTGCCACTGCTGGCGCCCGGCGACATGGTGCTGACAGACCCGCCGTACTTTGGGCGGGAAGACCTTTTCCCGACAGACGCCGTCAATGCGTGCCTGGACATGCTTGGCCCGTTCGTTGGTTATGTGTTCTGGCCGTGGTACGGCAATCCACCGGCAGCGCACTACTCTGCAATTCACATTTGGCACAAGTCGGTCCCGATTCACCCACGCTCAGAAACCGGGAACGTCGCGGGCCACCACTACGAGCGTATCTTCGCTTTCGGCAGCGGCACTAAAGCAAGGGTCTATCGTCATGCAGCAGTGATGCCGAACTTTGCCGCCTGCGCCGATGAGTTTGTGAACCACCCGACACAAAAGCCCGTATCGCTTACGGTTGAACTCATGTCGGCAGTGAAGGCATCCCGCGTGCTGGACCCGTTTATGGGCAGCGGCACAACCGGCGTTGCCTGCACCCAGCTTGGCAAGGCGTTCACGGGCATCGAGCGAGAGCGCAAGTATTTTGACATCGCCTGCGAGCGCATCAGCCGCGCCCAGGCCCAGGGCACGCTACTGCCGCCCGAACCTCCGCGCGAATGCGTGCAGGAAGGGCTGTTGTGAAACCTAACGTTCGTATTGAGCCGTAGACCCGGTACTCCGGGGCTATCGGCTCGAATACGGGGTTAGGCAGCACCCGACCCATGTGTGATGACAACGAAAGGACTGAAGTGGACAAGATGACCGTGGGCTACGTGGCCCAACTGACCGCAGCCGCCCCAATGCCGCAGCCGGGGTTTCAGGGCTGCACGTTCAGCAACACAGTGCAGATTAATGGCGACGTGCTGGCCCAACTGCGCAAGGACGCAGACAGGTGGCGCTGGTTGCGGCAACAGGGCGGGTGGCCTGACACAGAGGCCGCAATGATGAACGCCACGCCTGAGAACTTCGACGAGATGGCGGACGCGCATATTGGTGCTGCCTAACGTATGTTGAGTGACATCCACTGACTTTTTGCCATGCAACGACGCAAATCACAACGCCACGTCAACGCAGCCAGAGCCCGATGGCACGCCGCCGAACTTCGCGCGGATCAGGAGCGTGCGGACGGCACCCCTGATCGCGGGCCTGATGACGTGCGCCAGCCGTTCCCCATGATGCTGTCCGCGCTGGGCTGGCGTGACGTGCTGATCGAACCGCGCATGGGCTACGTTTCCTGGCGCTGCGTCGATGCGCAGACGGGCGAAGTTCTTCACTGCGCCGCGTCAAAGGAGTTGCTGCGATGGATTGCTGGGCAAGTGCCGAGGCTGCTGGCTGCGAGGAATTTTCACTGATGGGGCACGCATGACACTCTGGCGAGTCCTTTTCCTGGCCGAGAAATACGGCTCCATGTCCTTGACGTTGGATCAGGTGTCGGAGCAGATCGGCATCGCTCCCGGCACTATCAGGAACCGCCGCACGCTGGGCGACTTCACTTGGATGCGGGTGGATGGCCGCGCGCTTTACGCTGACGCGGCGGACGTTGCTGCTTACCTTGAGCAGCGTCGAACTGCGCATGTAGTTGCTGAAGATCAACCGCAACGTAAATCTCGTGAACCGCGTCCGAGCGATGCCCCGTCACCGCCTTCCTCGCGCTCGCGTCGAGCCCTAAATCTCGCATTGCCGAAGTAGCCTCGCGGCGCATATCGTGAAGATGCAAATTCGGGATGTCTAGCGCCTTGGTGCCAGCCGTCACCGCGTCCGTCAACGCCTCGCGCGATACCGGAAAGATGCGCTGATCTGTCCTGGCCTGGCGCTGCACGATGCTCCATGAATCGCCCAGCAGCGGCACCAACTCATCCCGCGCCTCTATCCGCCTGGGGTGCTTGCGCTGACGCACCAGAACGGCCTTCTTGCCTTCGTCGATGTCTGCCCACAAGATGCGCGCCAGTTCTGCCCGCCGCATGCCCGTGATGGCCGCGACTCGAACCGCGTCTGCAATGATCGGGTTCCGGGTTTGCAGCCAGACCAGCAGGCGGGTTAGCTCGTCTTCAGTCGGGCGCCGTGTGCGCTTGTTGCCGCCAGTGATTAGCTGCCCGTAGTGCAGCAGCGGGCGAGCCGCGCCCACCACGTCGGGCATGACGATGTTGAGGAAACTGGCCGTGTGCCGGATAGCCGTGCCAAGGGCTGACAGTTCCATGTTGACGGTGTAACCGCCTGCGCCTTGTTCCCTGCGCTCCTTGGCCCATCTAGCCAGCCGCTGAGGAGTCAGGTCGCACACCAGTTCAGGCCCCAGGTCTTCGGCCAGATGGTTGAGCATGTAGTGGGTATTTGTCGTCGGGCTGACCGGCCTGCCAAGGTCCATCCGCATGTCGCGGTAGCTGTCGATCAGGTCAGAAACCGTCATATCGTCCGTCTTGGCGACCGGCCCTGCCTTGTCGATCCCGGCCTCCAGCCTGCGCGCCCACGCCTCGGCATCTCGCTTCAGCGCAAACGTCTTGGTCTGCGCTTTGTAGCCCTTGCGCCTGACCTGTGCGCGCCACTTGTCCCCGACAGGTATGATGGAACTCACGCCGTAGCACTCCCGTAGCAAACCCGATGCAGCCGTCTTGTGACGGCCAATGATTCAACGGGAGAGTACGCTAGGCGTGAAGTAGCAAATCTACGGGTAAACGCGGATTGAGCGGTGCCCGGCCCCGCCGTAGTTCAATGGGAAGGTTTTGCTGCTACGAAAATGCTACCGTAGCAATTCCGGTAGCATTGGCCTTGATGGCGCCACCATCACCTGTTGGCTTCTGCGCCCTTGATCTTTTCCACCGTCCGCAGCCCGCCCAGGCCCAGCATGCCCAGCATGAGTTGCCAAAGGTTGTCGTCGATGCCCGGCAGCGGAGGCAGCGGATGTCCGGTGACGATGCCGCCCCAGGCAAGCAGCGGGCGCCCAACGTACTGGAAAAACAGCGCCAACGCGCAAACCCAACCAATGCCGGGCCGCCAGCCGCTGGTGAACGCGCTTGGCGATGTGGCCTCGGCTTTGTTCGTGTCGAGCTGGCCCTGCACAATGGCTACGGCCGCCGCGAGCTGCGCCGCTTCGGTTGCGCTCTTGTCGGGCCAGATTTTGTTGATGACCGTGGTAGCTAGGTCAACGCCAGCAGTAAGCGGATCAAGTGCCATTTTCAAACCCCTAGCAGGTTATCAGCCACACGCAGCGCCCAGCCGCGCCCGAATGTCGGCCAGGTGGTCAGCCCCGCCATGAATGCCGGCCGCGCGCCGTTGAACCTTGCCGCCAGTCGCGGCGCCGACATCGCATTGACGGCCTGCAGCATGCGCGGGCCCAGCACGCCGTCTTCGGCCTCGCCCACGGCGCGCTGCAGCAGCTTGACGGCCGCTCGGACACCACTGTTTACCGCCGCATCAAACAGGTCAGCCTTGATGTCATCGGGCACCGCATCGCAGCCGGCCGGGCCCCAGTAATCGCGCAGGTACACGGCGCGGGCGTCGGCCAGCGTCAGGGCGGCGATGTTGCGTTGGGGATAGGCGCGCTTGGACAGGCCAAATTTCGTCTCGCCGCCAGGATCGTCTTTCCCTTCGGTGTAGCCGCCCTCGTGGTTGATGGTGCGAGCGAATGCGTCGTCGAAAGTCATACGGCCTCCCTCAATCCAGCCCGGCCGCCACCACCAGCGTGTGCCGCCAGCGAAGCATGACCCAGGCCACGAATCCAGCGAACAGCAAACCCGGCTTGGTGCTTGTTGGCACGCCAAGAATCAGCGGCTCCATGCCGTACCAGACGCCCGCCACCAGCAGGCCGACAAACAAGACGCGCCTGGTCGCAGGCGTGTGTTTGTCGATGGCGTGGGTCAGCGTCAGGAAAGCGCCGCCGGCTACAGCCAAGCCGATAGCGGTTTGCGCAGCTATCAAGACCATGATCCATGCGCTCATTTGGCGCCCCCAGCAATGGCAGCCGTCACCCGGTCAAGCATGGCCGGCAGCCACCGCTGGCCGCCCAGCGCCGTCAGCAGGCTTGCAGCCGCGCGTACAGGCGCGTCGGGTAGGTCGATGCCGGTCAGCTTGAGCATCAGGCCATCGGCCACGATGCCCAGCAGCGGGCCCAGGAATACGGCCAGCACCAGACTACTGCCGAACACGCCCAGCGCGGCCAGGATGGACGGTCGCGTCAAGTCGATGCGCTGTGCTGACGACATGGCAATGCCGGCGCCCAGCGTGGCGGCCAGCATGGAATCTGCCGGCACGCCATAAAAGCTGCCGGCCAGCGTCAGCGTGCCTGTGGTGATGGCGGCGGCCGCCGCCAGGGTGGCGCTGGTGGGTTCAGCCATTGCACAGCACCGCCACAAACCCCAACACCCCGCCGCAAGCCGTGGCCGCGAAGTCCAGCCACTCCACGCCGTGCGGGCCCACCATCGGGTTGCCCGTGGCGCGGTAATTGATGAGGGCATCTGACGCCTCTTTGATCGCGCCTGCAATGACGGCCAGCGCCAGGCCGCAGTAGGCGGGCGGCAGGCCGGCTGGATGCGCTGCAAAGGCGCCGGCCACGAAGGCGACCGCGCCGTAGATGACGTGATTGGCCTTGTCAGCCGGGATCGAAGGCATGGGCATGGTTGGGGTTCCTGCTCGTTATTTGCCGTTTAGGTGCCCACCAACGTCGTGGCTGGAAGTCACTTTGACAGCACCCATCCAACAGTGTCCGAGTTTGCAGCCGCCGCGTTGATTGTGAACTGCGTAGTTGTCTTGCCAGTGACCCAGAATGTGCGGTTGGTGTTGGCGTCGATATTCACTGAGTAATTTGCTGATGCCATCGTGTACCCAGTTGTAACCACTACAGAGGTAGCTGCTGCAAAAGTAGCAGAACCCCGTAAAACTCCGCACATTGAGCCGTCTTGCGAACTGGTAGGAGCCACGCCATTTGACTTCATGAATGGAAGTGATGTTGCGCCGTCAACCCACATATGATAGACGCCAAATTTTAGGTGACCCGAATCATAGGTGCTAACACCACTCAGGTTGCTAATGACTAAGTTACGCCCTGACCCCTCCGTAATTATCGTATAGTCGGATGGACCGCCTATGTAATTACGAGGACCGACGCCAAAGTAAGAACTTTCAGACGTAAAAAAATACTGATTGTTTGGATTAACAAGATAGTTTGTGACTGAGCCGACAGTGCAGTAGTTGTCACGCACTACAGGTGGGTAGCTGGAATCTACCACCGCAGCGCCTGTGACGTTCAAAAACGCTCCCGTCACAGATTCAACTCGGTTGAATGCAATGTGTACCCCAGTCGGCATAGCAGTGCATGGGGCTGCCGTATTGAAGGTGATCGCGTTGGTGCACCCTTCAAAATCATTGTGCAGAATGTTCACAGCATTAGCCAGGCCTCCCGACACCCCGTCAGTGTCAAAGCGAATAGCATCTATGACGCTACCAAGCTGGCAGTTAATAATTTTTGTAGCATTTGCGACGCCCCGCAAACGAATTCCCATCGCGGCGACTGTACCGTCACCCCCGCTACGCTGGCGGGTGGAAAATCCATCAATTAAGGTCCAAAAAGAATTGGTGTTGCCATTGCCGGGAACAGTGGGACCAATTTCCAGTGCAGCATAGCCTGCTTTGGTGTTGTGCATTTCCGCTGCGCATTTTTCGATTTTTAAGTTTGCAGAGCCGATTGCTTGAATACATCCACCAACTGTAGTATTGTTGCGGTGATTGAACTGCAACCCACGAATGGTTGCTCCAAAGTTGTTATAGCTTCCTGAAACTACAACAGCAAAACCGGCGACAGCGACCCCATTAAAAATGGTCGCCCCATAGCCGGTTATTTCATAGTTGTGCGGAAGTGTTAAGTCAATGTCGATCAGCCATGCGCTGTTGTGTAGATATACGCCGGCCGGAATTTCCATTTTTCCGCCTCTGGTCTTTACCGCAGCCCACGCAGCAGCAAACGCAGCCGAACTATCTAGCGTCGGTGTTGTGCTAGATTGCGCGTCCGCAATCTGAGCGATGGTCATAAACTCAAACGGGTTGAGCGGAAGCCACGACAATCTATTCTGGACAGTCGCAGCAATGGCCGACGTAGCCGCACGCAGCCACCCCACCAGCGCCGCACCCTTCCCGCTGGCCGTGCTGGCGAGGTCAGCAAGTGCCCCGTTGCTGACGATGTTGTCCGTGTCTTTGATCGTCGTCCCGATAGCGGTCTTCTCGATGAAGCGATAGTTCACCCAGTCGGCTAAGCAGATGGTTGCTGCGCCATCCACACCCAGCGCCACGGGGTTCGCGTTGGCACTGCCGCCAGGCGTGACGTAGGTAGCCAAAGGGGTCAGCGTGCCCGCTGCGTAGGTGTAGACAAAGCCCGAAGCGTTGGGCGTGCCATCCGCCTTGAACGAGCGGAAGACGCCGCCTTGGGTGTAGGTGGTCATTGGTGGTCCCTAGAACGAAGAAAACCGCCCGGAGGCGGTCTGGTACAGTGGGCGGATGAGCAAAATCCCGGATCAGTCAACCCAGGATTCCTGGGCGGCGCTTAAACTGCTTGCTGGCCCGGCGCTTTTTGTCGTTGGCGTGCTGCTTCTACTTGCGGGGCTGTTCGGTTGAACGAGCGCCGATTTGCGACAAGATCAGCGAGTTAAGAAGCTCAGGGTCCATCGTTGTCTGACGACCCATCGCATCGCGGATTGACTTGCTGGTCACACCTCTAGCGAGCAAGTTAGCGCCGCCAACACCAGCAGCTGCGCCAAGCGGGATCAACGGGTTAAGCAAGCCAGCAGCCGCAGCGCCACCGCCGCCAACGATCAACCCAAGCGTTCCGCGTGCAGCCGCGTTGGCCGCAGTGCCCGACGGGTTAGCCCACATTTTTGAGTTATCGCGCATCATGGACGTTGCCTTAGCAACCGAATCCACCATGCCCGCCACTTGCTCGGCATTGGGAATGCCCGACAACAGTTCAGCGCGAGCCTGAGGCTTCATGCTGTTCCAGTTTGTCAAGAACGTTTCAGGACTCCACCGGCTGCCCTGCGAATCCTGCTGACCAGGCTTGGCGGTTCCCAAGCGCTCAATGACAGTGCCAGCAAAATCGCCTCGCGCATCTTGCGGAAGCGACTTCTTAACAGCCTGAAACGTTGACACGTTTTCTCGCAGCGTGTTGTTGAGCGCAGTGAACGATTGTTCAGGCGCATCACGATTGACGATAGGTGCGATGCGGTCAAGCCGCGCCATACCTGCTCGGCTGTAATCGTTGGCGCGATTCAAAGCATTGGATGCGTCTGGTCCTGCCGCGTTGGCTGCAGTTTGCATATCCTCGCTGAGAGCACCATACAGGGGGTTCCACTTGCTGCGTGGAACATCGCTAATGATGTTGCTGTCTGCAAGCTCGTTACCTACCAATGTGCGAGTCTTTTTTAATGCCTCAAACGGTATTGAGCTTCGTTCTGGTGTGGCAGGAATCGGTCTCGTTGATGTAATACCAGGAATAAGATATGGAACGCCATTGGCGTCAATGGCAGCGCGCGTTGTGTCTTTTGATTTTGAAGAGATGCCAGTAGAGCCTGACATATCGCTCTTCAATGCGTTTTCGATTGCCACAATGCGCGAGTTTTTGAACTGCTTTGACAATTCAGGCATCGTCGGAATGTCTGCGTTCAGAGTCGCCAACGTGCCTTGTGAGGCCGGAATCTCAACCTGCGCTTGTGGGCTTATAAACTTCTCAAGACGGTCATACAACGCCGTTTGTTGAGCTTTGAAGCTCTCACGGAACGTCTTTGCGCCAGCCTGGATGCTGCGGCCAGATTCCAACGCGCCCCGATTCGTCGATGCGAGGTCGGCTGCTTGAGTGGTCGTGTTCTGCAAGCCGCTGACAGCCTCGTCACGGTTGCGGCGCATGATGCCGACAGCACCCGGCGTGTTTTGCAGCAGGTTTTCTACACCGCCGATCAAGGCATTGCCAGATGCCAAGCCCAATGTCGGGTTACTGACACCCGCGTTCTGCAAGTCCTGAACCCGCTGGTTCATCACTTGGCGCCCAGCTTCGCCGCCGCGAACTGCCAACTTAACCGCATCGGTGCCGTAGTGCTGCACGGCGCCTGGAATCATGGAAGCTGTAATTGCTAAAGCATTGCTGCCAGTTGCATCTTTAACCGCTTTTGAACCGGCAGCGCCAGCCTGAGTCAGGATCACTTGGTTTGCAAGCTGGCCCAGCGTTTGAGGGCGCATGATTCCAGTGGCCGCCCCGCCTGCCTGCTGCAGATAGCCACCTTCATAAGATGGGTTCTGCGGATCAAGCATCAGCCGGCCTGACGCAGTTTGTTGCGCTGCACGGATGATGTTCGCGCCGCTGCCGATGTCTTTAGATCGGTCGCCAACTTGCAGCCATTCCGGAGGAGCTTTGCCGGTTGTAGCAATGTAAGCACTGCCAACGCCTGCCTTAGCAAGATCGCGCACATTGGCCGCAGTGTCAGCGGGCAGGCCGGCAAGCCCAGCCATGCCGCGCCAGAAGCCGGTCCCTACAGCGTTTGTTGCGTCTGTGGCGCGTGGTTGAACAGCGCTTGCTGGCAAGGCATCTAGCTTGCTGACATCGTAACCATTGCTTTTCAGCTTGGCAGCGAGATCGGCTTTAGTGATACCGTCCGGCACACCGTGGATCACAGTGCCGTCTGGAAGGGTAACGTCCATTATTTCAGGTCATTCCAGTGAACGGTTTTGGCTGCGCCAGATGCCGCAGGCTGTGCTGACCGTGGCTGAATCATTGAACCCTTCAGAGCGGCTTTTTCATCTTCAAACGCCGCCATCCGATTCGCCGTTTCCTTGCGCATGACATCTAGAACCGCCTTAACCTGCTGCGGTGTTTGTGCTGCGCTTAGAAGGCTTTCGATCTTTGCAATTTCACCTTGCGCTGTAGCAGAGCTACCAGTGCCGCCGCCCACGATCTTTGCGTATTCGTTGACAGTGGCTTTTAGGTTCGCATCGAATGCCGAAATAGCTGGATCACCAGCAACAGAACGCTTGCCTGCATTAAGCCACTTGTTCAACACCGGGACGCCAGTTCTGTCTACCGTTGATGAAAGCTGTTCTGCAAGATCGGCATTTTTGCTGAAGTTCTTTTCAAACGCGCCGACCATTGTTTGTTGAGTCTGCAATTTGGACAAAGCAGCAGTGTTTGCTTTGTTAGCAATCTGCGCAATACGCGATGATTCTGGCGTGTCGCCTGCTTCGGCAGATTGACGCGCCGCTTCATTGAGAATAAAGCGGATGTCTCGAGGCCCTTGCGCGCCACGCCCTACATTTGTCGGCAACGTCCCATCTATTCGATAGCGGGCCGCTGCTGCAATCTTCGCTTGCTCGCTTAGTCCCTGACCGTCAATAGGGCTGCCGTCAGGATTTATGCCAGCCCGCAAATTTTCCCCTGCCTGAGTGTCCCGGTTGTTTGCGCGTGAAATGTCGCCCTGATAAACCGTGTCGGGGGAAACCGTCCGCTGCAACGTCGTCGGCGCAGCGCCCCGCGTTAGACTGTTCATGTCAACGATCTGATCGGTGCCGCCAAGGGTGATGTTTTGCAGCTTTGGTGTCATTGCATCCAGTTGATCCTTTTGCGATGCAAATGCCGCAAGCATCTCGGCCTTTTTTATTGCAAACTGCGCCGGGTTTTTCAGCAAGTTTTGCACATACGTCTGCGCCATTTGCATTGGCAAGCCATGTTGAGAAACTGCCATGTTTAGCACCTGCACGGCTTGCTCCGGCGTCTGCATTGCGCCCAAAAGCTGCATGTGGTTCGTCAGCGCAGCACGTTGCGTTTCTTGCCGCGTCTTGGCGGCCGTCGCCTCTTCCTGGCTTGACTTGGCGTTGGCTTGTCGCATGTCGGCATACGCCTTGCCAATCGTCGGCGCAAGATTCGGCGCTACTTGGACCAGCGCGTTCACACCTTCAGGCGTGTCGGGCCTGGTGCCGCCCATCAGGGCATTACGAAGCCGGCTGCGTTCTTCCACCGTGGCCTGCTGCTCTGCAATCTGAGAGTCAGCCAGTGCGTTCTGCCGTTGCTGACCGTGAAGCTGCAATGCTTGCATCAACGCATTCGTGCCGCTGATCGGCGTCATCCGCTGCTGAAAAACGCTGGTATCGAACGGCATCACGGCTTCCTTCCGAGTTGCTGCAGGTACTGCTGTGTCTGCCAGTCATTCGCCACGCTGCCCAGCGCGTTGCCAATGCCGTTAGCGCTTCCGGCATACCCGGAACCTCGGAAATTGCCCATGTTCAGAGCGTTCTGGCTGGTTTGCTGACCGTAGCTCGCAAGGGCATTGCCGTTGTTGTTTGCGCCGACTTGCCCCATGCCCGCCAAGTTTGTCAGCCGGTTGAGCGATTGATCGAACTTCGTGCTGGCGTAATCTTGGTTGTACCGGGCCGCTGCTTTCTGTTGTCCGCCGCTGTAGTAGGCGCCTGTCGCCGCTGCGTTGTTGTCAAGCTGCTTTTGGCCCTGTTCAAGCCCGAATTGATAGCCCGGTTCTTGCGTCACGCTTGACGGGTTTGCCAACAGCGCATTGATCTTGCCCAGCGCTGAATCGCGGGTTTGCATGAGCGGCATATTGTCTTGCCGCTGCTGGTTGTAGATCGACTGCGCCGTCTGGTTCGCTTGATTGGTGGCGTCCTGAGCTGCGCCTATGGCACGCTGGTTGCCATACAGACCCAGCGCGCCCTGCCCCAGTTGCAACCAGTTGCCAAGTGACATGCCGCCACCAGACCCGCCTGAAAACAGACTACCGAGTCCGCCAAGTAACCCCCCGCCGCCGCCAGACGAGGCGCCAGACAATGCCGACCCCGTACCGCCAGCAAATCCGCCAGGTGCATACAGCGACGCACCGGAGCCCGTCAACCCACCGCCGCCAGTAATGCCGCCCAACCCTTCTGCGCCAGGAGCGCCAAAACCGCCGCCCATTGCGCCGACTTGACCCGCACCAAGTGCTGCCGTCTCGCCGCCGCCCAACGCCGCTCCACCAGCGGCATCCCATGCGGGGATGCCTGAAGCTATGCCTTCGCCGAGGAATGCGCCGCTACCCGCTGCGGCCTCGCCAGCACCGAACAATCCGCCGATGCCGGGGCCAATGCCTGCCGCCCCGAGGCCCGCGCCGATAGCGATAGGCGCAAGGGCTGTGCCGATGCCTTCCATGTAGTCGCGGCCCTTGAAGCCCTGCGTCTGACCGACAAGACCATTCCCGACCATCGCGCCATCCGGCCCGAACAATCCCTGTAGCCGGTCATAGCCTTGGCTGCGCGCATCTCCGTACTGATAGCCCGCCAAGCTCGACAGGTCTGGCGCCTGAGGCATCACGCCGTCAGCATCGCCGTTGCCCATCGCCTGTGCTTTATCCTGCAGGTACTGATCGAACTCCGGCCGCCACAGACCGGCATTCCGCAACAGTTCTTGCGTTGGACCAAACGACAGCGAAGAGGCATCAATGCCGTACTTGTTCCACCCGTAAAGCCCGGGGTCTTGCTGCTGCGCCGCTTGGTTCCATGCCCAAGGGTCAGAGTTGTTCATCAGTGGGTTTGCCATGCTTGCCTCAAGGAAGATTCGCGCTCAAATCCACATTGGGAATCTGATCTGCGCCTGTCAGGCCGTTTAGCTTTACGACTTGCTTTGTCACGCTCAAGGCTTCGGCGTTGGCTTGCGTTTGCTGTGCGACTGCCAGAACAGCTTGCGAAGTCGTAGCCGCTGATGCCTGCGTTGTCTCGACGGTGGTAACCACATCTGGCAGCGTTGCGCCGTTCATGCCGCCTAGCTTGATTTCGTGCTGGAAGCGTAAGAAGTTCCAGAACTGCGCGTCAAACTCGACAGGCAGGCGCTGCCCGTCTATCGTCACCCAGCCAACCGGCGAACGGGCTGGCGGAAGGTTCGGCCGTTTGTTGCTCAAGTCGCTGGACGCAGTTACGGTTATTGCGCTGTAGAGGCCGCTGACTAAGCGCGGTGACACATAGACCACAGCGCCAGACGAGCGGGCAGCGCTTGTCGTGCCGTACATCGTTGGTTTGATGTACAGCACGGCTCCGGTGGTAGCCATTACTTGCGGACGATCAATTCGTTAACCGGGACATCGTAGGAGTCGAACGGGAACGTAGCGCGGCGCTGCTGCTGATTCATGTTCATACGGGCTTGCGTGGCGCGGGCCTCGGCTTCGCCTGCAAGTTTTCGGTAAGCGTCTTGCGCGCTGTCCACCCTCGGCAATTTGCCAAGAGCCAGCCCGTAGAACTGCCGTTCTTGCTGCGCGTTGGCCTTTGCAATCGGGTCGATCGCTGTTAGGGATTGTTCAACCGCTGCATCAAACTTGGCTTTCAGTTGCGCGCGTTGTGATAGCAAGTCAGCCATGCTCTTTGGACTGCCGCCAAGCGCCCAGCCTTCGCGCCCCTGTACTGCATGCTGCAATTCATGAAGCGCGGTGCTGTGCGTGTTTTGCCCGTTGTCCCACCCAAGATTTACTGTTGGGCTAGACGGCGCGTAACCCATCTCACCGGAAAACGAGCCGCCAGTACCGGGCACAGATTGCGCACGCATGTCCGCCATTTCCGGGTATGCCTTTATAGCGCCGGGGTGGTGGATGGCTTGCCCAACAGGCTGCGAGTCGGTCGCCCCAAAACCGCGAAACATTGAACCGCTATCGTCAATCTCCTGCCGCCACATCCCATCCGCACCCTTGAACGTGCCGGCCTCTTTCCAGACGGCGCGGGCATCGCTACCGGCAGCATCCATCGCCGCCGCCTTAGCCGCCGCCGCTGCGTCCCATGTTTTCGCGTTAGGACCGATGAACATGGCGCGCTCTGCCGCCATACCCGCATCAGCACCGCCACCAGCAAGCCCCAACGCAGCCTTACCCGCAGCAACCGGGTTCTTCGCAACGAACGGCAAAACCGCCATCAGGGCATTGCGCGTCTCAGGCAGCATCTGCATCGCCTGCCCTTGCCCTTGTGTCACCGGCAGGCCGTAGCTCAGTCGGTCAGCAGTCGCGGCAACATCTGGCAGGCCCACACCGTTAGCCAGTAGCGCAAGAACAGGATTGCTCTTGCCCATCGGCATCGTGCGGTCTGGCTGTTGGGCGAAAGCATTGGCTTTGCTCAGGTAGTCGGCCAGCGTGCCCAGCAGGGCATTGCGTGGCGTCGGCCCGATGCTGTCCAGTGCGTTCGGCATGTCAGTCCGGTATGACGATGCTCGCCGTCGAAAGCGTGTGCGTGCCTTGCGCTGCGTACACGTCTTCCGTGATGGCCGCAACCACGCACCCGAAGCTGCTGGCCGTGGTCAGGTCAATCGCGGCGCCGCCAGCCGTTGCTGCGACCTTGAACGAGTCCGTTGCCGCATCGCGCACAAAGTAGGTGGTGCCTTCAGTCAGACCACCCGGAGGCGTGCCGTTGAAGAACACGATCTTTTGCGTGTCGCTCCACCCATGCGCCGCCGAATAGACGGTATCGGTGGAGGCAATGCTCATGAAATTCTTGGGCGTTGCACCGCCATTCGGGGCGCAGCCAACAAACACCGCTGCATTCCAAAAGCCTACCCACTTAACGGTGCAGGCCGGAACGTCAAACGTCACTGACGCATTGAGAGAACGAACGCCACCGGATGCAGCATTGATGGTGATGGCTTTCTGCGCATAGGCAGGGGCACCCCCTGTCACTTCGCTGGCCCCCGTAGAGCCTGGGAATGCCGTGTGCAGGCTGGCGAGCGTGAACGCTTGCCCGCCCAACATTGCATTTTTCGTGGAAACCGGCAGGGTCATGCTGTGCCTTCTCTACTAGTTACATCCAGGCCAATAACGGCGCACTTGCAGTCTTCGGTTACGCGCCATTGCCATACGCGGTCTTTAGCCCTTCCGAGCCGGTGCCATGTCGGCGGTTTGTTGAATTCGCCGATGGCGCCAAGACTGCGGGGCGTCCAGCTACTCCACGTTTCACCGCCGTTATCGCTGTAACGCATTTCAATGTTGGGTGCGGCTGTCAGCGTGGTTTGCCCCAGCGTCGTGTTCAGCCTCATCACATCGAAATAGACCCACTTGATCGACGGCGCTACGGCATGCGGGCTTGTCGTCTCGCGGTACATTAAATCAGAGCCGTACTTGTTGACCGTCTCATCAATGCGGTAAAGGTTGCCTTCACCGTCACCAACAAGGTGTAGGCCAAAGGCAAACACATGGCCCCATGCGCGCCAGCGCGCTAGCGATCCGTTCACCAATTCCGACCGTTCGTGCCATCGGCCAATTGAAGCGTCATAGACCAGCGTGGTGTCTTTGCCAGGCGCCCAAAGCACATAGAACGTCTGCCCTGCGTCTTGATAAACCCAAGCCCGCGATCCGCTTAGATCGCTTGAACCTGCTAGGTAGTCTTCGGCCAGGTGGTCAGACACGCGCTGCGGCTGATACCCGCTGTTGCCGCCCATCTTCCACACCATGCCGGTGCCGTTCTTGTCCAGGCCCACCCAAAACACACTGTTGTCGATCTTTTGAGCGCTGAACGTGGCCGCGCAGCCGACTTCAGACGTTGCACCGCTGTTGCGCTGGTAAATCTGATCCTGCGATGGGATTGGTAGCCACGGCTCCGTGGTGTATTCGCCAAAGAAGATGATTTCCCGGTGATCCACCAAGTGAGCCACGATGTTGTCCGGCTGGCTTTCTGCCGATGCAAAGTCAAGTGCGTTGTAGGCGGTGGCCGTATCAATGCCAGCAGACCAGTAGAACTGCTGCGTATCGGGGTGGACAAAGATAAACCGGCCATCCAGGAACGCCACACGCTTGGACCCGTAGAAGTTCGGGCTTGTGATCTGCGCAAACGCATTGCTTGCCAGCGTCAGCACGTAACCTGCAACGCCGTCCACCATGACAAGTTGGAACAAGCCCTGCGCAAACTCGACAGGCCCGGTGCTGGTGACCACTGTGCCGCGCAGCGTGTAGGTGCCGCCGCTGAACACTTCATAAACGCCAGTGCCCATGCACACGAAAGCGCGTTTGCCAGTTGACCATGCGCCCCGGAACTCACCCGCACCGATAGCCGCCCACAGCGTCAAGCCCGGACACTGCTCGCGGTAAACGAGGCTGGCCTGATCCGTGGGTTCAATGCGTCGATACATCCAATTGATGTCGCGCGCGATGGTGGCTCGGATGGTGCGGCGCATGTTCAAACGTTAAAAAGCCGCCCAAAGGCGGCTGGAGGTTCTGTCATCACCGGCAGGGGCT